TGCGACTGCAACCATTACACTTAAATAATGTCATTTTGTGGTATCTTTCCTATTGCCTGCAATGGCAAATAGCACATACCAAATACTGACCATCATGTAATAATCTGTCATCATTACAGCTTACGCATCGATCGGTTGTTGGTTCTAGGACTACGCCTTGACTGGTAAATCTTGCTTGTAGTCCTGAACCATCAATCATTATCATTTCACCCATTTATTCCTCCTCTCTAAAGAACCAACTGCCATTAGCAGCTGTTACTGCCCACTTAGCATTGCATTGCTCACCTTTTGGTGCGCTGCAAACATAGCCAAAATACGGCTTGCCAGTTTTAGCAGTTCCTTCTTTTAATATCATTAAGCCATGTGTGCATTCTTGCTGTTTAGGTTTGGCCGATAAGGCTTCGGCAACATCACCGACTGACCAAGTTGTTGGTTCGCTTGTTGTTTTAGCATCATCTGCAAATGATTTTCTGAGTGCCATTTCAATAACTTGCGAATTGCCACTTCTGCCATAAATGTTTTTAATTGGTTCATCATTCACCTTTTTCATGTCATCTTTTGTAGCTGTTTTGTCTGATCCTTTGAGAATAATTATTGCCCTCCCAAGAGCAGATGTGGCGGTATCTTCAACATAAAACTTTTTCATGTTTTGGATATAAGTATCGCGTGAGCCAAATGCAATGTTGCTAACTGCTGGTGATGGATCATTGCTATCTCGCCACAATGTTGCTTGCACCAAAATATAACCTTTGTCTGGGTCTGCACTTATGACGGATATGTCAGATCTAAAATTTGGGTAATTTGAAATCAGCCATTTGTTTAAAGTAGCCACATCCTCATAATCAGCTAAGTTAAATGCCATCATCTACTCCAAAATCATTCTCGTATTGGTCGTGCAGCTCTGAATATATTGCCGCGTAACCAATGATGTCTTTAACACTATCTTTGTGATTTGGAGTTTCTGAGAGCCTTGACACTTTGACAAGCAGCTGCATGAGGCTGACTTGCATAGGCGATATGTAACTTCCATAGTAAGCAGACCACAGTTCGCTGATCCGTTCGTGATTGCTTCGACTGCTTCCGTAAATCGATCCTCTTTGACTAAGGATTTGGGCGCATTCATCTAGCAGTTCAGTTCTGCTTGTCATAATCAAATACAGACTGAGATTTTAATTTGCGGACTTTTTCATAATGTTCATTAGCTGCTCGCCAACCAGCTGCTCTGCCTGACCAAAAACCACGATCAAAGGATTGAGCCATTATCTTTGTTATTACATACCATCCAATTAAATAAACTAGGATGCTATAAAGCACTAACCAAGGTGCTGTTGTTTCTATCATGTCGCTCCCTACATATACACAGGCGATCTGTGCATACATAAAGTATGACCTAAAGCAATGACCTTCGGTTATCTACTTTCGGCGTGTTGTATAACAATTAGATAACGCCAATATCCTCAAGATCATCGATATGGTCATCAATCGTGCGGTGCTTATAGTCTGTTTCAAGCCCCATATACCTTACCTTCAAATATAAAGCTGCCATCAGCATTGATTGGTATAGTAATTACTTGCACTTTACGATCCTGAACATAAGCCACAGCAAACCCAGTTTGCCAATTTGCATAACCTCTTGTATATGCCATGCCTGAACTGCTCAAATCTACTAAATTGCCAACCTCAACGCCCCACACAGTCCTGCCTAATTGACCTCTGGAAGCCTCTGTGAAGGCTGATTGACCCAATCTATGAGTGTGCCCACACACTACGCTTTTTCCTAGCCTCCTAGCCCCATTTAATGCTGTTTGACCCGGCACTTGACTAAGCGGAAAAGCATCACCATGAACGGCAGTCCAACCATGCGCCCAGTCTAAGCCGTAAGGATGGAACTTAATGCCTAGTTTGTCATAACCCATAAATTTCTCATATTGCATTTCAGGCAAATTTAAAAAGCTGGGCAATCGTTTTTTAATTGATCTGTAAAGCCTAATTCCATGATTACTGCCTACTACATCAGTTACACCAAGATAAGTTAAAACCTGTTGGGTTTGTAATCTGTCCTCATGGATGTTGCCAACCATCTCATCAATCGTGTTAGCGTTAAAACCTCCAAGTTGTGGTAGATCAATTTCATCTCCGATACAAATTGTGCGATGCGGTTTCCATTTGCTTAAAAACTTGCCAACTGACTTGACTGCTGCCTCATCAAAGAATGGCACTTGTAAATCGCTAACAAAAGCGATGCGCTTAATCGTCATCCTCTGTTGGATCGATACTTGGAATGATGCCACCATCACCAACTACCCAATCAGGAAAAGTCTTATGCTCAGTCATTAACCAAAATGCGTGCTCTGGTGTAAAACCGGCACGCCTTGCAGCTGTGTAACAAGTATGCAATGCAATGTAATGTGCATCAATCTTTGTTGGATCAGGAGTTTGGCGAACTACGCGACGATTGATCTTTTTGCGTTTGATAGGTTTTCGTGTGTTCGCCATAAATAAATTATCGCTTACTAATTAAGATAAACAGATCATCAACACGCGTTTCTAATCTGTTCAATTGATCCTTCATGCTTGAGCCACCATTAGGTCGTAATTCTTGCAAGTAGGCTTTAATAACCCAGCGTAGAACCAGCAATCCAGTCGCGATTAAAGTGCTTGCGCCAACGGCAATACCAATTATTTCGTTTGCGGTCATTTTGCATTGACACCATAGTCCGCTTCACTCCCAGAATTTGGATCAATTGCTTTCGCGATAGGTGCAACTAGCGCACCAAGTAATACTGCAAACTCTGGTCGAATGTCAGCAACAATTGCCAATGCAACAGTTAAACCACTTGCACCCACAGCTCTTAGATATGACTTGATTGCTGCTTTGTGTTTGTTAGATAGTTTCATTTTGCTCCTATGGTCGGGCAACAGCCATTACCAATGAGTAACTTCTGCGCTTTAGATATACGCCTTCGCCATTGGATTGACTGCCACTTTTGTCTGCTGATGTATTGCCTTCGATAACCTGCAAATACTTTAGAGCTGTATTGTTGAATTTGATAATGCCAACATGATCCGGCTCGGCATCTTTGTCAAATTGAAAGAATGCAATATCGCCAGCCTTAGCCTGACCAACTGGGATTAACTTATTGCTTTCTGCAAAGAATTTAAGACCATGAGCACAGCTTGCAAATCCTTTTTTAGATTGTGATTTGACCTTGCTACCAAGTCCTGCTTTGTCATAGCACCAAGATACAAACATGGCACACCAAGGCTGATTGTTTAGTTCATACCATTCGCCATACTTTGTATCATTGTTGCCTGTTTCGGTATAACCAATTTCAGCTTTAGCGACCTCAATTACATTTGGCACAATTAGCCAAGTATCGTTTGAAGTTCATCAACAGTTAAACCAATGCGATCAAGGATTGCCGCTTTAGCAGCTTCTTTTGCTTCGGCTTCAACTTTTGCATTTTCAAAAGCAATTTTATTTGCATTTAGTTGAGCGATTTCTTCAGCGTTTGCATCTCTAATTATTTCTTCACCTGTTGTGCAATCAACAATTTTTACCTGTGGTTTTGTGTTTGCCATTATTTAACTCCGTATAGTAGGGCTGTTCCTGATGTAAAATTTCCAGTATAAGGAAAAAACTTAAGACTAGAAACTGCTGAGGTTTGATTATAAATGTGAGCATAAGTGGTGGAATTAAAATTTGTTGAAGTTGTTGGATTATTCATAAATCCTATACTTGCGCCCATTTTCCAAGTTGCAGTATTTGTATAATCTGGTATGTCTATTTTAATTAAAGAATAACTGACTGCATTGTCTTGGTTTCCGCCAGTTTGCCAAAAATTTTCACCAAAAGTCAAATTTGAATTTCCAGCACCAAAATTAACTGTGTTATATCTTGCAGCTGTATCACCATTTAATTCCACACCAAATGAAGTTGCGCCGTCTGTTGCTGGTTTATAATTTTGAATAATAATTTTTAGATCTTTATAGGTTGCAGGAATAGATGAAAGTGTTACCGAAGCACCTGTCAAACTTGTTGTGCTAATTAAAGTCATGCTTCCACTTGAAGGTGTAGCCCACTCAGGTGCATTTGCACCAGAATTTACTTGCAATACTTGTCCTGCTGTTCCAAGTCCTAATCTAGTTTTAACATTAGCACTTGATGAACGATAAGCAAGATCGCCAAGAGTGGTTTCAGGATTTAAGTTTTTTGTAGTTGTATCAACAGATGAACCAAGTGTGCGAATAGCTGATGCGCCATCTTTGACCAGCGCGGTGTCATCTGGTGTAGTCCATCCATAATTAGTAGTGGTTGCCATTTTGTCCTATTCTCAGGATACGATTGTAGCGTATTCCCATGTCAATGTTGCGCTTAAAGTGTTCCATGCCTCGCCAATTGGCACAGTATTCCAACGCATCGCCACTTGGCTAAATGCAACAGGCGACAAGTTAATTGTCAGGAATAATTCGTTAAACCTAGTGCTCCATGACCAGCCTTCGACATATCCTTCAAACTCACCGCCTGAAATCTGTGCGGGTAGGTTTTGCAGGTTAAGCGGTTGCCCCATAAATACGCTAAGCAGATTATCCCGATCACTATTGTCAATTTCTGCATTTGTTAATGGGAAACTTATGCTCTGGAATGCTGGCAATGGAAAGGCTCTTTGTGCAATATAGCGATCAGCCACATCTTGAGCATCGGTAGCATCATGAAGGACTGATTGAATGCTTTCGGCTTTGTAGCCGTAAGTTGCAATTGATGTTGCAGATGTAGCTGTTTCTTGTGAGCCAAAGTTGTTGCCATAATTGATAACAACATCATTGCGAATATCACCTGACCTTGTAATGGTGCTTAGTCCTTGACCTAGTGCATGATTGGCACTCAAATCGACATAGCCGTTAGTTAGCAAATAGTTCTGCCGGTGGTCTGCATCTGCATATCCGATATTGCCTTCATTGTCCTCGTATAAATATCCAAATGCTGAGTTGGCAATCAGGCTTGCAATGTTGTAAATAGTATCTGCTTCGGCTGCTCTGTTTTCCATTGTGTATAATCCCGGCTGATCAATTTCGCCAAGTCCTAGATTTTCCGCATCAGCCCATGTTGTAGTTGCATCATAAGCTGCCCAAGTTGTAGCTGCTGGCACATCATTCCAAGTGCCAAGTAATACGCTAGACAATAAAGCATAGATTTGATCGCCATCCGCATCTTGTGCAATTGTGCCTAGATATAATTCTTTTGCTAACTTGACAAGTGATCCCATTGCAAGGACTGTGTATTGGATAACAGTTGCAATTGATCCAGTTGCGCCAACGCTGACTGTAATATCAGTTATGTCGCCACCAAATATATTGACATAAGCAGCTGATGTGTCTTTGACTTGCAGACTTAAACTGTCGTTAATGTCAAATGGCAATGTTTGACCAGATAGTGCCACAAATGTTATTTGTAAATAAGATGGATTTGGTTGCTGGTAAATATCTGTTCGACCAGATTGATGCTGTATATCGCTAATGGCTATGTCGGTATAATCAACACCTGCAACTGTAAGTTTCCAATCGGGCGACCAAGCGGTCATTATCTACCTACTGTTCCGCCGACTAATAATCCTGCTGATCTTGCTGCGCTTTGATTAAGCACACCTGCCACAGCTCTTGCAGCACCTTCGCCATCTATTGCATTGACTGTAATATTAACTGGGTTTCCTGAGCCATAAGTAAAGTTTGATCCGCCTCTAGGAACTGCTGGCAATGATGATCTACCTGCTGATGGCGCTGGGTTAGGTAATGCTCCAATATTAACTCCGGGAATTATATTAACTGCGCGGATCAATTCATTGGCAAGTGATACAACTAAACCAATGGCTTCTCTTAAGAATGTAATAAATCCTGAAATAATTCCTGAGATACTTGCAATAGTTCTGCCAAAACTTGCAGCACCTTGTTGGGTTTCTGTCAAGGCTGCATTTAATCCTGCATCACCTGTAAGTCCTGCAATAAATGCATTTAATGTTGGAACACCAGTATCATTTAAAAATGTAATAAACTTTTCAACCTGTGGCAATAATGCAGTTCCCAGACTTTCTTTTGCCTCATCAAATCCAACCTTTAAGCGATCAATCTTGCCTTGAAAGGTTTCTGCGTTTGCAGCCGCTGCGCCACCATAAAGTTCTGAAAGTTTTGCTTGCACTTCGGTGAAAGATAATGTTGAGAGTTCGGCTTTAGATAATCCAAGTCCTAATCTGCCAAGAGCTGTTGTGTTGCCATCCTGAGCACGACCTAACGCATTTGCAACTGTTTCTAATTCAATCCCTTTACCTTTTGATATATCTAACGCAAGGCTTAATAATCTTTGTGCTTCACCGGTATCTTTTGTCGAAACCGCCAACCTCTGCATGGCTGGTCTAAGGCTGTCATCGGCAACGCCGGTTGCTAAAGATGTTTGCAGGATAAAATCCTCAGTTGCCTTTATTTGGTCATTGGTAGCACCTGTGGCAGTCCTCAATGCATTGGCTAACCTAAGCTGTGCAGCCTCATCCTCTATTGCAGCCTTGACCCCATCAACGGCTAATTTAGTGCCATAGGCAACGGCAGCAGCAGCAGCAACTGCAAATGCAGCAGCAGCCTTCTTTCCAAATGCCGCAATCTTTTCGCTGTTAGTTTCAACGGCATTGTCAGCTTGATTTAATTTATTCTTAAGATCATCAATATCTGCAAGGATCTTAAGCGATAGGGTTCTGGTATCTCTTGCCACTTATGCCCACTTATCCAGAATGCGGTTATATGCCGCTTCCCATTTGTTAATCAATTCAGGCTGAATTCTGCGAAGCGTTGGGTAGATAAACCAACCACGCGAACCTCTGCCTTGCCTTCCGCTATATGTAGGAAACTGTTTGAACTTATTAGATCCAAACTCAACACCACCCCATAAGGTTTGCGTGTTAGCCCCACCTGAAAATTTCTGTCGTGCGAAACCATATTTGAACTCACCAATTTTGCTTGACTTTGAGATGCTAACGCCGTCTGCAACTCTTTGCGCAACCTTGCCTGATTTTGTTCGACCTCTAGCTGCTGTTTTAATTTCCTCAGCTGCGTAAGTTGCCAACGCATTAGATTGAATTCTTGCTTCCTCTGTGGCTTGCGCATCCATAACTTTGAAAGCCTTGAGAATATCGCGTATGTCATTGCGATTGTAAGCAATGGTTTCACTTGCCATACCTCGCCTCCAATACTTCGATCGCTGTTAAAATGTCGTCTGCATCAACCCATTCACTCATTGGTATGTTGGTGGCAATTGCCAACTCAACCAATAATCTGCTTAGGCTTCCTGCTGGATGACTTTTGGGTCTGCATCACCGACTATTACATCGGCAATAGTTTCCATCCAAGCCTCAAATGGTTTAACTGGTTTTCCAGCAGCTTCGCGCTTGTGTGCGTTGTATGCTAAAAACATCAAATCCCACATGCCAAGTTTTTCTTTTGCTTGGCTTATGGTATGACCAGTTGATTTTTCCCACTTAGCCCACTCAGGCGGTTGGGCAATAT